AAAAAAAGTTAATAAAAAACTTTTTTCAACCCCTTGACAAAAAGCCGAAAACATGGTATAATAAGTTAAGGAAAAAAAGTTAATAAAAAACTTTTTTCAACCCCTTGACAAAAAGCCGAAAACGTGGTATAATATAAACATACCAAAAAAAAATTATTATAAACAAAGGAGAAATAACTATGCTATCACAAAACTCAATCAATATCTTAAACTTTTTACAAGGTGCAGGAGCACCAATCACTGCAAAGGCTTTAGCGGCTGAATTAGGCTTAAAAACAAATCAAATAACAGGCTCTGTAACTGCAATGTGCACAAAAGGACTAATGGAAAGAGTTAAAGAAACTCTTACAGATGAAAACGGCAAAGACGTTGTTGTTACAAAAATAGTTATAACTGAAAAAGGAAAAACTTTTGATGCAGTAGCAGCAAACGCACAAGAAGAGGCAGACAAAGAAGCAGCAAAAGCGGCTAAGAAAGCTTTGAAAGAAAAAGTAGCAAACTCTTAATTAACATAAGCACCCAATTGAATATTAATAATCTTTTGGGTGCATTTTTTTTGTCAAAATAATAATAAAATATAAAGGAAGTATAAAAATGAGTGAATTAAGAAATATTGTAACAATTGAAGGCATCGCACATTCTATAACAATAACTCCATGCAAAAATGGAACAACTACAATGATTAAAACAGTTGTATCTGTAACTAATACTGAGGGAAAAAGTTTTTTAGTGCCAACAATATTCTTTGGTAAAAATGACTCAAAAATATTAGCTATGGCTAGACAAACATTGGATAATATGGTAACCATTGTTACAACTGAAGACCCAAAAAGTGCTGACAATATTCGCATACAAGGTGAGTTGGGGGTAGACCTAAAAGGCGAGTTACAAATTACCGCAAAGTTCTTTAACAAGAAAGACAAAGGTGACGACTTAGTTGGAGTTATATTTGATGTAGAAGGTGTATACAAAAGTTGTATACCAGATGAAAAAATAGAAGGTTTGTATAATTTATCACTACAACACTTAGGATACAATGATAGATTAACCAATATAATAATATCTGTAAAGGATTTAAAAAAGGCAAGTGCTATAAAAGAGCATTATCGAAAAGGTGATACCATAAACATAGTAGGAAAAGTAGATGTTTTAGAAAAAACAACAACTTTTAAACAAGAAATGTTATTAGGTGAACCAATAGAGAAAACAAAAGTTGAAAGAAAATATATTGCATTACTAGAGAATGGCTCAGCCCCATATAAAGGCAACGATGCAGTTAGTGAAGAACGAATGCTAAAAGCTATGACCGCTGCAAAAGAATACGCCGAGAGAAGAGAGCAACAACAAAAGCAACAGACAACACAGACACCAGTTAGCTTTTTCTCTTAAAGGGGGGTTTTAAATGATAGGAATAAAAAATACACTCCCGAAAGAAGTCAAACCTAGCTTAATCTTATATGGAAAACCAAAGAGTGGAAAAAGTTCCACTCTTGCAACTTTCAAAAAAGCCATTATTTGTGACCTTGAAAAAGGCTATGACGAGCACTTTGGGTTTATGGGCGACACAGTAAATTCTTGGGATGAATTTTTAGACTTTAAATCCGAACTAAAGAAAAATAGAGAGTGGCGTAAACAATATAGTTGGGTTATTATAGATACTATGCCAAAACTCTATGAATACGCAAAAGCCTTTATAAGAGAAGAGCAGAATGTTCAATTTCTTGATAGCTTGGCTTTTGGAAAAGGTCATATTTATCCTACTGATTTAGTTATGAATGCACTAAACGAAATAAAAGAGTTAGGCTATGGAATAATTTATGTATTACACTCTAACGAAAAAGAAAAGAAAGGTATAGATGAAAAGGTAGAAAGTTATATATATCCAGTATTAGAAAGTCGCCCTTTTACCTTAATTAGTGCTGATGTAACTGCTACTGTTTATTTTGCAAATGAAAAGGGGAAAAGTTTATTTTGTTTAGGTAGAAATGCTGCTTATGCAACAGGCTCAAGACTAGAAAAGTATTTACCAAACACAATTCCAGCAACTGAAGATGATTTAATAAATGCCTTTACCAATGCAAGAGCTAAAAAAGCTGCAGAGTCGGGTGTTAGTATAGAAATGGTTGACAAAGAGGTTAATCAAATGTCTGATAGTGAAAAATTCACAAAATTAATGGCTGACTTAAAAGAAATTTATACTGCACATCCAGATAAAATAGATGCGTTTTCTAAAGCACAATTAAAAATATTTGGCGAAGATTTCAAACAAACTGATTTGTCGCCACTACTAAATACCAAATTAATTTTATTTTTAGACGAATTAAAAAAATATATAGAAGGATAGTTTAATCTATCCTAAAGGATATAATATGCTAATAACGAAAGAATTTGTATTGGAGAATTTTTCTAGGTTGTTAAAATACAATCTGGAAAATCCAAAAGATAAACTTATTATACCAATGGAAGAGTTATCTAAATTAGATAGTGATACTTCTGATATGGCGAAAAAATGTCGTCAAATATTATTAGAAAATAAAAGTGTTTTTAATTTCGTAGATAAAACTTTTAACGACTTTAAAGATGAAACAGAAAACAACCTTTTAGCAACATATTCCTTAGAAGAAGGATTATCTTGGGTAAAAAGTGGTAAAAAGCTATTTAAATTCGCCGAGGATAAAATTCAAAGTAACACTAAATATATAAATGATTTACAAAATGTAGAATTGATAGATGCAGCAAATAATTTTTTGGCAAACAATGATGAAAGTGTTTTGTCAGATTTTAATAAAGATTGTTATTATGTAATAGGCTATGAAGGTGATAATGCTTATGCAAACACTATCTACTATAAAGACAAGTGGGTCAAACTAGGTACTGATGTAAAAATTTCTAGGGATTGTAAACCTAGAAATATCGAGCAAAAAATCTTAATGAATGAATTACTTAAAGATGAAAAAACTATAATAAGAATACTAAGTTCTTTTGGAACAGGTAAAACTTTTATATCATCTCATTATGCTTTATCAAAAGTACGAGATGGAAAGAAAATTGTTTTAATTCCGAATAATTCTACTGTAGAATTTGCAAGAGAGACAGGCTTTTTAAAGGGCGATTTACTAGATAAGGAACTTTCATATTTGGGTGGATTTGTAGATATAGAGGGGATAGATGCTATTTGTGAAAAAGTGGCAAATGAAGAAATAGAAATTGTCTCATTATCACAAATACGTGGCAGAAGTTTTTCCAATTGTATTGTTTTAGTTACTGAGGCACAAAACCTTACTAAAAAGCATATAAAATTATTAGTATCAAGAATAGGTGAAGGTAGTAAAATTATTTTTGATGGCGACATCAAACAGACAGACAAAAATGTTTTTAGAGAGGACAATGGTCTATTGGCTTTAGAAAAGATAAAAGACTCAGAATATAAACAATTATATTCTGATTGTCAATTAGTCAAGACAGAGAGAAGTCGTACAGCTTGTGTAGCCGATTTCCTATAATGTAATGGGTTGTTTGCTAAAAGTAAACAACCCTTGCTTTTTATCTAAAAATATGCTATAATTAATACAAATACTAAGAAAGAAGGGATAAATTTGAATAGTGAATTAATAAATCTTTTTATTGATAAAGTTGGGCGAAAACCTAATGATAGAGATATGAGTACACTTGCAGGTTTAAAAACAACAATGACAGAGGAAAGAATAATGGAGCTTATTCTTTTTTGGACAGAAACAAAAGAAAAAGAACTAACTTCTTTTGCAATTATACCTTATTTGAAAGAGGAATACGAGCTGTATTTGGAAAATATAGATATAATAAAAAGAAGAATGGAAAAACAGAATATTAAAGAAACACCTGTAAAAAAAATAGTACGCCAAAAACAATGTAAAATTGTTCCAAAAATAAATTTGGAGGACTTAGGGAATGAATAAAAGTAATGTTGCACAGGTATTAGGAGTTTTGTGCAAGAACCCACAAATCCTCCAAAGAACAGACGAATTTCAATTATCACCAGATGATTTTGATAATATTTTAGACAAATATATATTTAGTACAATATATAATTGTTTTAATGAAGGTGCAGAAAGTTTAACTATTATTGACATCGACAAGTCTTTAAAGCTTAGTCCTGCGGCATATAGCGTTTGGGAACGACATGATGGGGCAAATTATTTAAGTCAAGCAATAGACTTGGGTAATGAAGGGAACTTTACAAACTATTACAACAATCTAAAAAAAGCCAATTTGTTAAGAGATTTAAATAAAATAGGTATTGATACTTCATGTATTTATTCAACTGATGTATTTGATGAAGATATATCAGAAAAAAATGAAACTTTTCAAAAAATGACAACACAAGATATAACTGAATTTTTTAAAAAGAAATTGGGAATACTAGAATACAAATATGGTTTGTCTGAGGTCGAAACAATAGATATGGGGCAAAAAATTAGAGGTATTTTCTCTGATTTTGAAACAAATTCAGTTGTTGGTGCTAAATTAATGGGTGATTATTTTAACACAGTCGTCGGCGGAGCAAGAAAAGGAACACTGTTTATGATGTCATCTACTTCGGCAGGTGGTAAAACACGTAATGCAATAGGTAATGCTTGTGAATTGGCTTTTCCAGTTAGATACAATTGGCGAACAAATGAATGGGAAAGACGATATAGTTCAGATAAAGTTCTATATATTGCGACTGAACAAGATGATAAAGAAATTGGTTCTTTAATGTTAGCATACTTAACTGGAATAAATGAGGATAAAGTTTTGTATCCATATAAATTAACCGACAAGGAAAGAAAGTTGGTGCAACAGGCTATATTTATAATAGAACAATATTCAGAAAACTTTAAATTGGTAGTTATGCCAAATCCATCAATTGCAAAAGTAAAATCAGCCGTTAGAAAGCTATATTATACAAATGGTTTAGACCATGTATTTTATGATTATATATTTAGTTCACCCGCTTTATTGGCAGAATTTAGAGATGTAAAAGTACGTGAAGATGTTGCCTTGTTACTTTTATCTACTGCTCTAAAAGAACTAGCAGTAGAGTTAAATTTATGGGTATATACTGGAACTCAATTAAGTAATGATGTAATGAGTGCAGATGGTTTTAAAGACCAAAGATTTCTTGCTAATGCAAAAAGTTTGGCGAATAAAGCTGATGTTGGGTGTATATTCCTAGATTTGTCTGATAAAGAGAAAAAAGCAATAGAGCAAATAGATTTTGGCGGCAAGCGTCCACCTAATCAAATAATGGATATATACAAACTTAGAAGAGGTCGATATATGAAAACAAGGATAATTTCATATTTTGATAAAGGAACTTGTCGAAGGGATGAGTATTTTATTACAAATGAAAAGTATGGTGATATTGAGGACTTTGAGTTATTGGAGTTAGAAAGTATTATAGAAATAAAAGAAAATGTTGCAAAAGAATTGGGAATGACATATCTAAAGTTGGAGGATTGCTGTGATATTTAATAGAGATGAAATAAAAGAAATATTAAAATATCTTGGTGCTGAAATTTTTGTTGATAGAAGAGAACATATGGAAACCAACACTATTTGTCATAATAAAAGTGGCGGTTCTTTAAAACTACATTTTTTTGACGATAGCGGTTATTTCCATTGTTACACAGATTGTGGCAAAAATCTTTCTATCTATGATGTTATAATTCAAAATAGAAAACTTTATAATGAAAATTATAATTTTCATAAAGCCATTCAATTAATAGAAAAGATTTTGAATAAAAGTATTAAATCAGAAAGAAAAGAACATGTTACTTTTGATATACCAGCTGTAAAAAAAATTATAAAACCTCAAATATTAAAAGAACATAATAAAAGCATATTAGATTGTTTTGAAAAGGACGAAATCTTTGAGTGGCAGATGGAAGGAATAAATAAAGAAAGTATTGAAAAATTTCAAATTTCTTTCTATCGTCCTGATAATCAAATCATTATTCCACATTATGACATAGATAATAGATTAATCGGTATAAGAGTTAGAAATTTAGATGTTGACGCACATGCAAAATATTGCCCACTTATTATAGGTGATAAGAAATTTAATCATCCATTGAGATTAAACTTATATGGTCTAAATTTTAACAAGGAAGATATTTCAAAAACTGGAACTGTTTTTGTTTTTGAGGCAGAAAAAAGCGTTATGAAGATGGGTTCTTTTTTTAATTTTAATAATTCAGTTGCCACTTGTAATAATCAATTGGGAGAATGGCAATTAAATTTACTATTAAAAATTCCAAATTTAAGAGAAATAGTTCTTTGTTTCGATAGAGATTGTGAAAATAACGACTATAAAAAACAAAATAAACTATTTGAAAAATACGAAAAAGAAGCAAGAAAAGCGGGCAAATTCGTTAAAACAAGTTTTATTTGGGATAGCCAAAATCTTTTAGAAAATAAAGATGCACCAATTGATAAAGGGGCAGAAACATTTAAAAAATTATATAGTAAACGTATTGACTTTTCATAATAAATATGCTATAATATTATAGTAAAAGAAAGAAGGAATAGAAAAAATGAATATTCAAATAAAAAAAGAAACTAAAGACATAAAACAATTTAGAAACTATTTTAAACAACTAGTTTTAGCAAGAGGTATAACTGATGAAAGTAATTGGGATAATTACTACAATCCAACAGAAAAAAATGAACATAGTCCATTAAATCTGAAGAATATTGAGAAGGCATATCAATTATTAATAAATAATTTAGATAAAAAGATTGGCTTTTTAGTAGATAGTGATGCTGATGGATTTTGTTCGGCATCAATATTATTAAATTATCTTTTAAAAATAAACAAAGATTTAAACTATGTATTCTTTGTTCACGAAGGAAAAGAGCATGGACTTAAAGATAGTGTAAACTTTTTTATAAAAAACTATTGCAATTTGGTAATAGTTCCAGACGCAGGAACAAATGATATAGAAGAACAGGAAAAACTCTATAACAATTCTATAGACTTAATAATACTAGACCATCATGAAAGTGAAAAAGAATTGGAAGATAATGATTGTATTGCTATTGTAAATCCTCAATTAGATGATTATCCAAATAAAGCCCTTTCTGGAGGGGGTGTTGTTTTAAAATTTGTACAATACTTAGATACAAAATTTAATGTAAATTATAGTAATTTCTATTATGATTTGGCGGCAACTTCTATTGTAAGTGATATATTGGATATTACAACTTTAGAAAATAGATGGATAATTACAAAAGGATTGAAAGAATTTAATAATCCATTTTTAAAATCAGCCATACTAAAACAATCATGTTTAGTTGGCGAAGATGTGAACCCTCAAGGAATATCTTTTTATATTGCTCCACTTATCAATAGTTTAATAAGATTTGGAACAAAGGAACAAAAAGAAAAGCTGTTTACTTCAATGCTTGAAAATGAAGGAACAAAAATAGTTAACACTAGATATCAAACCTTAGCTGAAGAAATGGTTGAAGAAACCATCAAGACAAAAAACACTCAAGATAGAGTAGTAAAAAGATGTTTTGCTAGGTCACTAAAAGAAATAGAAAAAGAAGGGCAAGATAAAAATGAAATTATAATTTGCCAAAAAATTCTTAAAGATGAGGACGAAAAGGCAGTTAATGGTTTAATTGCTATGAACCTCACTGCACACTTTAAAAAGCCAGTTTTATACTTAGTTAAAACTAAAAACGGTTTACAAGGTTCAGCAAGAAATTGTGAAGGACATCCTATTGAAAATTTAAAAGATTATTTAAATGAAAGTGGACTTGTAAATTACGCACAAGGTCATGGAAGTGCATTCGGTGTTTCTATAAATGAAGAAAATATTTCTATATTAATAGAAAAAATAAATAATGATATGGTAGAATTAAAGAATAATACGGTTCACTATGTAGATTTTATGAGGGGCAATAATGATGAAGATTAGAAGTTAGTTTTAATATGTGCGTTTCGCCATGGATTGCTTTAGCAATTTTACAAAACTAACGAAATAGTCCCTTCATACCGTGAGGTATGTCGAGAACCCTTTGAATTGCTGGAAAGTCTTGTTAGACTAATAAACTACAACATAGAAAGAAATTTCAAGTGTGAATGTTTTAAAATTATTAGGTAGAGATAATCAGCAGCTAAGACTCTAAGTTATTTTATAAATAATATGAGTAAAGTTCGACGGTCATGTATCCTAGTAGTCTAGGTAGCGGAGGGAATCTT